CCCGACGGCATCAAGGGCATGGTCCCGGTCGAGGTTGCCCGCGAGGCGATTGCTCTCGCGAGGGCCTGCGAGATTCACGCTGCCAAGTTCTGGGCGAACTCTGCCCGGCCTGGCATGGTGCTACAGACAGACGCATCGCTCTCGCCCGAGGCCGCCGAGCGGCTGCGAGACAATTGGGAGAGACTCCATCGCGGCGTCGATCGTGCGTACAAGACGGCGATCCTCACCAACGGACTCAAGGTCGAGCCTGTCGGCTTCACGGCCGAGCAGTCGCAGTTCGAGTCCACGCGAAGGTTTCAGTCTGAAGAGATCGCGAGGGTCTATCGCTTGCCTCTCAGGCTCGTGCAGGGCCAGTCGGGCGGCAACCCGGAGATCGAGGGCCAGGACTTCGTCACCTACACGCTGGTGCCTTGGCTGCGTCGCATCGAGAGCGCGATCTCTCGGTCGCTGATCTACAACGACGACTTGTTCGTTGCCGAGTTCGACGTCCGCGGGCTGATGCGAGGGGACTCCAACTCTCGCGCTGGCTACTACTCCACGATGACGAACCTCGGGATTTTTTCGATCAACGACTGCCGCCGGCTGGAGAACATGGCGCCGCTCGAAAACGGCGACAAGCACTTCGTCGGCATGAACATGCAGACCCTCGAAGATGCAGTCAAGCCGAAGCCTGACCCGATGATGGACCCCGCACCAGGCGGCCCGCCGCCGCCGGCCCAAGGAGGCGTGCCGAGTCTTCCGGAGGTCAAGACTGGCAAGTCTCCGAACCCTGCCGAGCATGGCGAGCAGTCGAAGCCGAAAGAAGAAGGCGTGCTTGTTTCTTACGGCGACGGCAAGACTGGCCGCGTCAAGCATGTCATGGAGAAGGGCACGCTTGACCTCAAGTCCGGCGAGAAGATCGAAGTCCAGCCAGGCGAGCCAGTAGCCCTCGTCGTCGACGAAGAGACAGGCGAAGAGGCTGGAATCAAGGTCTCGCAACTCAAGCCGATCCAAGAGAAGCGAGCCCTCTCGCCGCAGAACCAGGCCCTGTACGACGCCCAGGAAGAGATCGTCAAGAAGAGTGGTCGCTGGCCGCAGCAGGGCCCGAGCGGCGCTCACTACATGGAGAAGAATCCCTTCGCGTCTCGCGGCATCGCATGCCGGAACTGCATCTACTACGAAGAGGGCGGATCGTGCGAGGTCGTGAAGGGAATCATCTCTCCAAACGCGATCTGCAAACTGTGGATCATTCCTGAAGAGAAACTGAGCATGCCGGAGTCTCGCGACTGTGGCACAGGAGCCGGCGCCAGCGAAAGCGACGATCCTGTCCGCGGCTTTCGTCGCGGCGAAGGCGACAAAAAGCAGACTCGCGTCGCCAAGAAACTGTACCAGATGGGCACGTCCGAGCGTCGCATCAAGGACTTGGTGCGTCAACTCGGCGGCAAGCCTGGCCGGTCGTCGGCAAAAGTTGCTGGCGACAAGATCGGCATCAGCGTTCGCGACTCGTCCGGCAAAGACATCTTCTACGTGGAGATGGGCTACAGCGGCGCTGGCATTGTCCCTGTCGGCAAGACGCTGTCGAAAGATCAGGCGTCGAAGATCGAGTCGCTCGCCAAGCCAGCGTTCCCCGAGAAGATCAGCGACCGGCTCTACAACAGAGGCAAAGAGTACCCTGTCTCTGCTCACCGCGACGACTCGTCCCTCAAGACTGGCGGTCGCATCGCCAAGAAGGGCAAGCAACAGCGGGCGTTCTGCCCGACGGGCGTAGGCGGCGGGATCGACAATTCGTGCGGCGCTGGAGAAAAACTTGCTCCCGACACAGGCGGCGGCACAGGGGGCGGCAGCGGCAAAGAAAGCAGCAGCGCCAAGTCTGACCGAATCGCAGACATGGCGATCAAGTCTCTCGAAAAGACTAAGGGCTTCTCTATCCATCCTGTTTCGGAGTCGAGTCCCACGTCTGGCTACATGGTGTCTGTCGTTCCCGAGTCAGAGACCATTGTTCCGTCTGGGCAGAAAGTCACAGGACAGGTGATCTCCAAGTTCTTGGATGAGAACAAGTCTAAGTTCGCAGACAGGCCTGCACTTCACATCGGCGGCTGGTACAATGCCGAAGAAGATGCGGTGTACCTTGATCTGTCGGAGCCGTTTGACGACATCAACGACGCCATTGATTCGGCTGAGTCGACGAGTCAACTCGCGATCTGGGATTTGAACGAAAAGAAAGAAATCAGAAAGGATGAATACGATGGCAGACGAACAAGGCCAAAAAGAGAAACTCGTGCGGTTCGACTTCCCGTCGGGGGCGAAGGCGGACGAGATCGCGGCGGCGATCGAGGCGATGAGGGAGAGGGTCAGGGTCGAGCGGGCAGCCAAGCAGCAGAAGACCTCGCCGCAGAACTGAGAGAGTCCGGCGAGGTCGACGTCCCGAGCGTTGTGTTTCGGCCAGCAGCCGAATGCAGGGCTATTGCCGAGTACGACCTCGACACGGACTCAATCTACGTTTCTGAATCTCTGAACCACGAGGCTGTTGCCTCGTTCCGGCTGGCCTCTGCACGCGGCTGGCTCTCGCAGCCGAATCCGCTGCTTCACGAACTGGCTCATCGCCATCACGCCTTGGCCGACGAAGAGTCGTACGAGGCTTCTTCTGCTCTCTCATTCGGCGACGAGGGCCGAAAGGTCGCCGAGAGCGTCTCTCGCTACGCAGCGACGAGCCACCGTGAGTTCGTCGCAGAGACTCTGGCTGGCTTGTGGTCTGGGAAGGACTACGGCGACGACGTCATGCGGCTTCTGTCTGCGGTCACGAATGGAAAGTTCTCGACGTGATTTTTCTCGAAGAAGAGTACCGGGCCTTCTGTCCCACCGGCGAAGGCGGCGGCGTCAAGAACGACTGCTCGTCTGGCGAGCCTGGCGGCGCTGGCAAAGTAAAAGCCGACAGCAGTTGGAAGCGAGAGCAAGGCACTGTTGTGTACAAGGGCGACGAACTGAAAGAGTCGCCGCCGGCGAAGTCACTGGCTGGCGTCAGTTCCGTCGTGATCGTCGACGGCGAACTCGTCAATAAGTCCTTGCGAGAGATCGGCGTCACGCTCGACCAGGCCGCTCGCGCTTGCGCGGCCGTTGACCATGACTCGCAGGTCACGATCGGCCACGGAGGCATGCGCGCACTGACTGACTTTATGACCGGCAGTGATCCAGAGCGGTGGATCGAAGACACGGTCACCGTGATCAGCAGCATGCCCATCGCAGGGGTTCAGGGCGCAGCCCAGACGGCCGTCTCTCTGTCGCGTGAAGAGAACGACGACCTCGTCATGTCCTACACGATGCTGATGGTCAGCGAAAAGGCCAGACAGGCTTCGAGTGTCGCGATCGCAAGGCAGATGATGAAGGGCACGGTCAGCAGCATCGTCGAGGCCGAGAAGATCGGCGTCGACCGGATCGAGATGCTGGCCGCCGGCAGCAGCAGGCACAAGGAGTTCAGCGGGTATCGCATCTGGCCGAGGCTTGGATTCGACGGGGTGATCCCGCGAGGCCGCATTACGCCGACATGGTCGCTCGCAAAGGGGTTCTTCAGTTCCTACGGCAGCGGACTGTCTGACAGGATTCTTTCACCGCGAGCCAGGAAAGAAAAAGCCGCAGGCGCTCTCACGATCCAGGCCCTCTACGAGACCAAAGAGGGCCAGGAGTGGTGGGAAAAGAATGGCGGCGAGATGGAGATGTCGCTCAAGATCGGCTCGAAGAGCCCAGGCTGGAAGCGATTCCAGGCGATCCGCCAGAAGTTCTCGAAGCGGGGCCTGGACTTGGCCGACGCATTCTTTGACGTCGAATGCCGCGGCATTCTCGACGAGGCGTGGGCTGAAGTGCGAGCGTACTGCCCCACCGGCGAAGGCGGCGGTATCGACAACTCGTGCAGTCCTGGCGAGCAGTCGCCTTCTGCGTCGCCGGCCAAGGTCGACAAGTCATGGCAAGACTCGCAATCTTCTGTACTGCTCTCCGGCAGCGACCTGAAAGACAAGCCTCCGTACGCCGGAGCAGACAAAGCCACGAGCGTTGATATTCCCGACCCGCAGTCTCTCCAGGGCGGAATGGCCCAGGCTGGAATCAAGTCTCTCGACCACCTTGCCACGATGGGCGGCGCGACTGTTCGTGGCAGCAAGGCAGTATTTTCAGGCGCCGGCCATCCAGATTTCGGCGCCTACATTAGCGTTGAAAATGAAATCCCGCTATCTCGCGACGGAGACCCGTCTGAGGGCCACTTCAACGTAAATATCGCCGTGTACAAGGAAGGCAGAGAGCATGTCCTTGGACTAAATGGGATGCACCCAAGCCCGGAAGTCAACGCGACTCCGCAGCGGGTTGCGAGAGCGACGAGCCTCATGCAGCAGGCTGTCATCGAAGCGATGCTCGCCGCTGATGATACTGGCCTGAGTCGCATCAAGATGTCCGCCGCCGGAGGACCGGAGTACGACCTCAAGGGCTACCGACTCTGGCCGCAGTTTGGGTTCGATGCAGAACTCGAAAACACACAACTGCATGCGATCTCGCAGGCTTCTCCGCAGTTCGTAGAGAAGTTGATGCGAGCGGCGAGGCCAGACTTGTTCGCTACTCGCTATGTGCCGCCGCACGCTGCACTCGTCGCGGCTCTGCCGCGGTCCAAGATTACCGTCCAGCACTTGATTTCGTTCCACGAGGGAGATGTTTGGTGGAACGAGACC